GACTTTGACGATCTCTTCTGTTGCCGAATCCGTGAAGATTTGGACGAGGGTTAGTTTGTCCTTAGACCATAACGGCATATAGCCCCACGAGGGAAGCATCACTTGCGCCAGTAACGGTTGACGACCTTGAAGTAAGCCCATGAGACGAGCCACCCATAAGTGAAATAAATGAGTTTGTCTTGGTGGTTCATAGCGGTTTCCCTTCGCTGTAAGTGTCCTGATGTTGTAACACAAGCAAGCGTCTAGGTGGCGGATTCGACCTCGGAACCAATGAGGGAAACACAGTCAGTCCCGAGGTCTAGCGCGAAGAGGGTGATTTCTTCGGGCGATTTATGGTTTAGGCAGCGCCCGCCATGCGGCTTCTAGGGCTACGCCGTCCTCAGCATGGCCACCATTTGATTGTGGGGCAAGTTCCACATGAATCCAGCGCCCGTTTTTTGAGCCACCGTTGTCTTGGTCAGTCCACTTTTTCCAACCTGGCTTGCCGTTTCTGTTGCAACGCCAGCCCTGCCACGTGCCGTTGATTAGGCCGCCGTAGTCGTGGACTTCTTCTATGCCCAATTCTTTGTAGTACTTAACAAACCAGAGCATTGCTTGCACAGCTGCAGCGCGACCCTCTTTTGTGTCTGAAAAACCCAAGTCCATTCCACGAGCAGTTGCATGCACAGACATGCCTTGACCCGATCGCATCTGCCTGACCACTAGCGTCCCTAGGTTTTTGAAGCCCCAACGGCGAGAACAGAGGTCAACGAACTTTTCAGTCCCTGCCATTTTTGCGGTGGCTGTTTTGTCGTACCCGGTGTATTTCATGGTGCAGGTGGTTTGTCTTTAAGGCCGTTGCCAGCAAGAACGCCGAGAAGCCCGCCTGTCAATGTGGCAAGCATGGGACTTAATACGGCCCAAGCCGATTTGTCATTTTCTGAGACCTCGAGAGGCTGTGTCACGAATAGCAGTCCAAATAGCAGAGCCAAGATAGAAGCAAGGAATGCAAGTGTTAAACCAATGGCGACGACGAAGATGAGACGTGCTTTTATTTGTTCGTTGCTGAGTCTGTTTTCGGGTTTCATGTGCATTTACCTCCTGTGCCGTATGCGGGCGCTGGTGTTGTTGGTACAAGTGTTTCGGTTACTGACCGTAGGGCTTTGTTTTTGGTTGGTGGGCAGTTCAGGCGTTCACGATCAGCGCAAGCCGTAAGCGATGCACAAATAACCAATAGAATTAAGGCTTTTTTCATGCTGGTGGCTCTGGGAAGTTGGCTGTCTCTGATGGTTTCCATTTGTCTGGAAAGTCCCGCAAGGATTGGCGGTAAGCACCCCATGCGGTTTTGTCGGTTGGTGCGTCGCTGTGCATTGTCCAATCGGACTGAGTTAGTAGGCGGTCGCGTTGTGCGCGCATACGTTCAATAAGCCACTCGTCAGGGAGTGTTTCTAATGTGTCGTGGATTGTTCGTAAGTTCATCATGCTGCCTCGTAGGTAAAGTTGCCCCAAATTACGCTGCCGCTTGTGATGCCTAAACTAGGTTGAGTGCCCCAAACGCCAGTATTAGCCCAATCGCCAGCAAAAGAAACAAGTGTTGAAGTGCTAAGAAAACCAAAACCGTTATAAACCGCGCCAGCGGCGGCGTAATAAATAGCACCTAAACCTGCTACTCCAAGAGTGTTTTTTGCTGCAATAGGAAGGGTTACATTTAGCGCATTATTGGCTGTTCCAGTTCCAGTAATACTAATTCTAAAATTAACCACAACCATTTTTTGTATTCTTTGGTAAGTAGCAAAAGTAATCGTTGAAGCAATAGTTCCAGGTTGCGTAACTACTGGTGTCCAGTTTTCGGCGACTGCACCGATGCTGTTCATCGTGGCAGCCGTCAGCACCTGCCCCGTGGTTAGACCTGCCGTGTATTGAGTAGCCATAATTGTCCTTTATTGTAAGAGATCTGGGCCGTCAAGGACGGACTTGTCAAGAATAAACCATGACGAATATCTTGCTGATCCGTCGACGTTCATTTTCCATTGACCAGGAACGATGCTGTGAGAGATGCGGTTGACTAGTTGTGTTTGTGAGAAGGCTGATCCGGTGGAGGGGTTGACGGTAATTGCGTACCGTTCAAACAATTCCAGACCAAGAAGGGTTGACCAGTCTGATGTTGCAGCTGTGACTCCGACGGAAACGGGGCTGATGTTGCTGAGGAGTTGTCCGCCGACTGTGGCGTCATATGAGGCAAGGGTGGCTGCTTGGGCGACTGTTGAAAGTTGGGTGTCAAGGCTCGTTGCGTTGCGTCCGTAGGCGGTGACGCTTGCGGTGTTTGTTGAGGTGACATTTCCTCCGCCTGAATAGTTGACTTGGTACACGTTGCGAATTTGGTCTCCTGAGTATTCAAGCGAGACCTGTGGTTCATAGGGGATTGACGCTGTCGCAAAGGTGGCCTGGGTGGTGTTTGATTTGGTGTTGGTGTAAACAAAGTTGCGGTCTGTGAATGTGAGTGTTCCGTTGCGGGAGGTGTAAAGAAGTCCGCCTTCGGCGTTGTTGACGAGCGCTAGTTCGGCTGCGAGGTTTTCTCCCCCGAGGCTGATGTTGCTGACCGAGGCAACAGGCGTTGAAGTCAGGGATTCGAGTGCTGACGGGAAACTGGTGTAGTCGAGGATGCGAGCAACACGAGCTGCGGTTGTTTCTACATAGACATTTGACGCGCCGTTAAATAGCGCGGTGATTTGCGCTTGGGAAAGGACATAGGAATACGTTGATAGTTCTTGGAATTGACCTGCGCCAAACAGAGTGATTTCTTGAAAGGTTCCGCCACCTGCAGCAGTTGAGGTTGTTGAAGTTGTTGATTGGAGAACGCCGTTGATATAGATGTTCCAAGCGGTGCCTGATTTGTTGTATGTGACCGCGACATGCGCGGCGGTGTTTTTCGGGAAAGACCCTGCGGGGGTTCTTACTTTGTAGACGTTGTAGGTCGTTGACGCTGACGACCCGTCCATGATCTGCACCTCAAGGCGGTCATCGAAGGGCGACTCGGGACAGATGCGGACATAGAGTTGAATGCCGTTAATCCACAAGAACGCGTAGCCCGTGTTGAGGACTGATGATTGCGCCCAGAACGCTATTGAAGCCGTCGTTGTGGTGATGGGTGTTCGGGTGTTTGTCCAGCCGCTTGTCTGGGAAAGGAATGAACTTGTGCCGATGAGGTTTGCGCTCATTGATGGTCGGCTGATGAAGTCATCGCCGTATTTGATGAGGCTGTTTCCATTGATGGAATCGGTAAAGATTTGCGAACCTTGCGGGTCGTTCAGTTTGTAATACGCAGTCGGACTTAGTGAACGTGTAAAGAGGTCTAACGCGCCTGGCATTTGTTCTTGGGCGAGTAGGGCTAGGGCGTCGAAGCATTGGAGGGAGACGGTGCCTGATTTGCCTGCGTTAGCGAATTGCGCGGGGAATGCTGCGATGTATCCACGAAAGACCGGATATGTGGTTCCTCCAGAGATTCCTTCGATTTTGATTTGTCGACGTGGTAGGAGTTTGCCGTAGTAGGTGCCTGCGGTGTTCCAAGGGTCAAAGAGTCGTGAGTCGTTGTTCAGTACGACGAAGGCGGTGCCGACTGCGTTGGAGTAATCGTCCGCGCGTCCGCGGTTGACATTGGCGGAGAACACATAAGACGAGACGTCTGTCCATGTGGGGGACGCCACATACGGCCCGTCGTTGAATGCGATGTAGACCTTGGGTTGTGGAAATGCCATTATGCAATCGCTAGCGGTAGAGGGCCAGAACGGTTTTGGTATGCGGAAAGGCTTGCGACGACTTGACGACCAATTTCGGATGGGTCTGCAAAAAGTGTGTCGATGTTGAGTGTGATGTTGGGCAGTCCGCCGTACATGACATTGGACGAGTCTGGGTTGTTGTAGACGATGCGTGGAGCCATGTCTTCCATTGAGATGTAAGGGACTGATGCATCTGTGTTTCTTGGGGTTTTACCGCCTGAGCGACCACCCATTGAAGGCGCTTGGGTCAGGACGCTTGGCGCAGCTGCTGATACTGATCCGCCACCGCCACCACCGCCGAACATTGCAGCCTCCGCTTGACGTGCTGATGTGAACCCTCCGCCTGTGCTTTCTGCACCAATCTTTCCGAAGGAAACGCTCCCAAGCAACGGAATGTCTTTGAATGGGCTGATGAGATTTATTCCCTTAATGAGAATGTTTGTTGCTTTAATCCAGTTGTTCGCCATGAACTCAAAGTAGTCAGATAGTCCGTTGACGACGTTGCGGACTAGGTTGCGGAATCCTTCAAATTTGGTGTAGGCAATTCCGATGCCGGTGACAAGAAGTCCGATGCCGACTGCGATGAGTCCAAATGGGTTGAGTGCCATTGCGGTGTTGACTGCAAGGATTGAGATAGCAATTGCGCCGATGGTGCCTGCAATGATTTTGAAGACTCCTGGGTTGTCTTGCGCCCATGTAGCCATGCTTTGAAGGTACGGGATGACTGCTTCAACGACTGGCATGAGAGATGCGCCGATTGACTCTTTTGTCTCGTCGAGGGCGACTTTCATGAGTTTGAATTTGCCTGCGGTGGTGTTGGCTGCGTCTGATGCTGCCCCGCCAAAAGTCTTTGACATTGCTTGCATGACTTCGTCAAGGGTTGCTCCGCCTTTGATCATGTCGCGCAGTTCTGGAGACAATTTGGCGAGGGCGGTCATGTTGCCCCCGTATGCCTTTTCTAATGCCTTAGTGGTCGTCTCAAGGCTGATTCCTTTGGCTGCAGAGATGTCCATGGCAGCCGATGCCAACTCTTGCGCCTTGGTGATGGAACCAGTTGCGCGGACAAGACCGCCTAGCGCGGGACGCAGTTCGTCGTCGGTCACTCCTAGGAGTTTGCCCTGGGTACTGATCCAGTCTTCGTTGGCTTTAATTTGGGCGTCTGTTGCGCCTGTGGTGCGTTGAATCTGTTGGGCCAGTTTGTCCTGTGCAGCGGCGTCTTCTATTGCGCCTTTAACGGCATCCCCGAGAGCAACGGTGAGACCTGCGATTGCTGCAGCTGCGGGAACGGCTGCTTTCTTGATTGCGAATTGTGCCTTTTCGCCACTTGTCTCGAGTTGCTTGAACTGCTTGACTGCTTTTTTCATTCCTGTGTCGTCAAACGACGAAACGATTGGGATTGTAATTGCCATTAGAAGAACTCGTTTTCTACATCTTTTGTTACTTGAATGACACGTCTTTTTAATTCGTCTTCAACCTGTGGGAGTGCTTTACCTACTGCGGGATACATGAAGCGCCCAGGGGGGCCATAAAAGAGGGTTAACACTTTTGAAATTTGCGCGTATGACTTACGGCCTACAAACTCAATGAAGACTGCGGACGGTTCCGTGTTGACTATTCGCATCACGGTTGAATTAGTGCGCCTAGTGTCAATTTTGAACTTCACTCCTCGACGCATCTTCTTGACGTCATAAGGGAATTGCTTGTAGCCAGATTGCATAGTCCATGCGCGTTGCATACCCGACGGGAGTTTTTCGGGGTAAGACTTTTTAATTTCATCAAGGGCAGGTTTCATAATTAATGCTGCGTCTTTGTTGAATTGTTTGCGGAGTTCAGGGTCAATTCTGCGAAGAGCCTTGATTGCTTCTTTTGCACCAACAATTTCAATGGTTGTATTTGTTGTCATTTGTTACGCCTGGAGGCTTTCTCTTGTTCGTTTATCACGTCGACAACTGTGAAGAGGTCGTCTGTGTCGAAGTCTGGCAATGCCCAATATCCCGTCGCGACAAGTACCTCTGCTACTGAGCGTCGGTAAGTGCCGCTTCGGTAGGGTTTGGGGCCTCAGAACTGACAACGTCAACCGCTTGGATGCGTTTGATGTAATCGTCAAAGACGGCGGGAACGGTGACTCCTGATTGCTTCGCTGATTCGTATGCAAAGAACGCGAGGTCTTCTGCCCCGATGCCGTTTGCAAGTGACGATGCTTGACGCTTTGTTCGGCGTTCCCATGCAACA